GTGGATTTCGCATTAAAGTCGTAGTAAGGTATCTGGTAATCAAAATCAAATGTATCTAATAATTCAGCATCGGCATCTATTACCCAGAACATATCAGTTCCTACCATCTCAGCGGCTGCTTTATGTGCCTGATGGATTCCTTTAACGCCATTTACTCTATAACAGCGATAACCATCTGCCTTGGTTAAAAGATTATGCCAGTTAGTGTCAGCAAAAGGTTCATTATATGAAATAAACACTATGTCAAACGGCTTAGGGCGACTTGAAAGTATATCTATTTCTTTCTTCTTTGTAAAAAATCTATAATCCCACTCGCGTTGTAAAATTTTATGATTTTTATGAAATATACATACACCATCATAATAATCATTGTTTTTAAAAACGTGAATGTATTCTTCATCCCATTTAGGAATTACATATTCAAATTTCCATTCGTCTCTTAAAACAATGTGGTCCCAAACTACCCAAAAATGTTTAGTGAAAGATTTAGACCTTACATCGTCAAATGTTTTGATATGCTCAATTTTCTGTGCTCTAGGAAATCGTTCTCTAATCTCTTCCCAAGCCTGGTCTTCTATCTTAGTGCGGCTGACAAAAAATATATCATACATTTTCAGGCATCACATAATAGGTTAGGCCAAGATTAATTGTTTCATCGTAAAGATCTAAGGTATATTTACTTTGTTCAGCATCAAGAAACGGCCAATGTAATCCTAACTGCTGTTTGATCTTTTCTCCTAGATCTTTTATGGCGTCTTTAAGACCTTCGCCTCCAACTTCTTCGTATGGAAGACCATATTGATTCCATATCCCCCTAAGGATTTCAAAATCTCTGACTTCCACATAATTCCATTCTGTGCAATTTGCTAACCAGGTTCCTAACCTAGAACCGTATACTGCATATAATCCATTTTCCTCGTGAGCGCCGACAGTTGACCACATACGCAGTCTATGTATATTATGCCACCAAATACGTTCTTTAATTTCCTGCGGAGGAACTTTAACACCATCAAGTAAAGTCATCTTCACACCTTCGCGGAAACCTGCTCGCCATGCCTGAAATGGTGAACCAGTTATAACACTTTCTGAATACACTCTAGGAAAATTCTTATATCCATCTTCCCAACAGAAATCAACCTGGGCACGATCACTAGTTGCATTTTCATGAGTTTGCATATTCAGGACAAAATCTTTACGCCAGATTTTTAATCCACCATTTCCATAACGTAACCCATTGATTTTATTTCTTCCGCACCATCCATAAACTTGTATCTTAGGGTCAGTCATATCTAATTCAAGATCAAAGAATTTAGGATCAACTATATTATCAGCGTCTACTGTAATAAACCATTCAGTATCTGATAATTCTGCTGCGGCTTTGTGTGCATGATCGCTGCCTTTAACACCATGAACACGTTTTGCCCAAGGCACTTTATTGCAAAGGTCAGCATAATGCAAATCTGCATTAGGTTCATCATAACTTAAAAATACAACGTCAAATTCAACAGTTTTCATTTTATCTCGAATACATAATTTTTAAAAATTCTTCGTGTATAGACGCTGAATTTTTTTGGAACTTTTATATCTACGATTATAGATTTTCCTACGATATCATTTATTTTAAACGAAATCATATCAAAGAGCAAGTTCGGATCATTATAATCTGTGATCATAAAGTTCATTTCTGTTTCACCATTCCAATTAATCCTACGCTTTTTAACCGGTTGAAATTTTTTGGCTAGTTTTTTGGTGCCGCCAAACTCTCCACTCAACTCAAATTTAATATTTTTCTTTTTAGAATTATAAGAAACATAAACATCCGGCCTATCTATCGTAGACCACTTCTTTTCAATTATTCTATGAAGAACATTATCTATTTTAAAAATGCTTTTTGTTTCTGTTATATCTAATTCATTATTAAGTAGGTCAACAAAACAAGAATGTATTTTTATTTTGCCTTCCATTATTAGCTCAGCGGTTTCCTGATCTATGTCAATTACATTTTCTTTATCTTTAAAATAATGATCGGGACCCACAGCTAACAGTGCGCCGGTGTCTACAGAATATTCTGCTTTGTATTTTAGAGGAGGGAAATTTAATATCAATTCTTCCATGATATCTCCTCTAAAATATTAATCATTTCGTCGTCGATTTTATCTTTTTCAACATAATGAACTATATCATGTTGTTCATAATTTCCTATTTTTATTTTTCCATTCCTATTCAAATAGAATCCAACATGATCACTGCACAACGTTGCAGGCCACGGCCAATTCTGCACCATCGGTTTCATATGCACTACTCTAGGAAATTCAAGGTCGTAGGCTATCTGATCGGATATATCTAAAATTTTTGCTGATAAGGCAAATGCTTCATCTGTTCCAACTACTTTAGGTTTTAGTTCTGTTAAAAAATTATTAGAAAATTCTGTAGGATTTTTTATGATATGTCTACCTAACTCAAAAAAATCTCTTGCTAGTTCGCTGTCTTTTTTAAAGAATGTATAAAAACTGTAAAGATTGGGTAATTTATTTTTTGTAAAAGCACGTCTATAAAAATCGTCTTTTACTAATTCACCTCGATATGTATAGCTTTTATTAGCAACATACAGTTCTGAATTTTCAATAAAATAATCAGCCCAATGACTGTAATCTCTAGTAAACAACATATCAACATCGAGACATATAGTATTCTCAAATGGAGTTAGTTTGTCCATCCAGCTACGACCGTCCCAATAAGTTTCTTGTCGCCATTCGATTACATGATCAAAAACCCACGAGCTTTTTAGTTGTTTTACATCTTCGGCATTGTCGATCACTAGAGCTACTTGATCATATCCCGGCCGTTGAGTATTTTTTATACTTAATGCTAGAGCATAAGCTAATCTAAGATAATCAACATCTGGATGACTAGCTACTATTAGTAAATATCCAAAGCTCATATTAACTCCAACAATGCGTCAGCATTTCGTATAATGCTTTGTTTATTCATGATATGAACATCCATATCTTTAATAGAAGATACACAGAACTTATCACCTAAATTCGGCGATACCAAGAAAAATAATTTGCCATCCGAAGTTACCGAATGTAAAATATCTCTATCTAATGTAGTTAATACTGGCGGTAAATCTGATATATCCTCAGTTTCAAAACCTTTTAGGATATGTTTAGCAACACTAAATGCGATATCATTCCTAAACTGATCGGTAGAAAATCTAAATATATCTCCGTAAAATTTGTATTTTTCTTTTACTAGGTCTACCGTATTAAAAAATATTTTAGAATTTTCATTTTTTTCAAACATAACAGTAGTGGCCCAATTCATATGAATACCAGTATCCGAAACATATCTATCATGGTATCCTAATCTAGAATCACTAACAATATCCAGTGCTGAATTGCCGATCATTACATCAAAATCTAAATCCCAAAATTGAGATAATCTATCAGAGAATATAAAAAAATCACTATCTATAATTAAAGTTTTGTCATAGGGGGTTAAGTCCCAAGCCGAGCATCGATTAGAATTAACGAAAGGAACTACTTTGTTATTCAACCCGTCATGTAATCTTCTTTTATTATCAGTTTCCGGTTTATCGACCGAGATGATCTTATCAAATACTGTTGCTGCTTTTTCAAACTGTTTAGATTCTATCAACCAATCAACTGTAGTAGGATCTGTAACTAAACTAACTGGAACTTCTAGATGTTTTTTAGCAAGGCCGCCGGCAATGATAGACATCAACGCATAGTCGATGTCTCTATTATTATGAGCAAATATTAAAACACCTTTGTTCATAGATCTACTAGTTTCTCCACAGATCTACTTTTTTTAATTTTTTGATATTCTTCGTAATATTCCTGAGTGGCTGTGAAATACCGATCTAAAATCTCATCTCGAAAAGATTCTAAATTTTCTATCATTACAGGATTTTCATTGCTGTCTAAAAGAGGAACACCGGATGTTCTTCCTTGAGATATGAGAAGTTGAACAAAAGAAATTAATACTTGATTGATTTTAAAAAGACCGCCTGCATGTCCATAGGTTAACTTAGCATCGATTTTTTCTTTTAATGTTCTTCTTTGGATTGATAACGTTTGCCTATAATTGGCAAAATCCAGAGCTTGCTTGAGATGCTCTTGCATATTTTCTCCTGATTATCTACGCAGTTTATTTATTGCTTCAGATAATCAAGGAAAAATTATTAGCTGATAATAGCTCCCAAAGTTACAGAGGGAGATTCTACTGTAAAATTGCCGGCGGTAATTGGCTGTAAAACTCCGAAAGATTCTAATGTTTCTGCGGCTATTGTAAAAGTTCCGTCGACAGAGTCAGGGCCTCCGCCGAGTCCTACGTGTCCGTCTACAAATTCTATCTTAAATTCGATCGCGTTAGCTGTTCCTGTAGAATTATTTGCTACGAATGGAGTTCTCGCATATATTTTATAACTATTTGATCCATAAGGTGAAGATGCAGAAGCCGAATACCATAAATTAAAAGTATTGGTGCACCTGTAGAAATTTTGTCCGTCTCCTGGAGATACTCCAGATCCAGGAGTGTTGCCTCCCCAAGTTTGACTTCCTACTGATGCTAATAGGTTTCTCCAAGATGTATTTTGGCTTGTTCCTGAACCGCCAGATTGGCTCGAACTAAAACTAATAGTTCCGCCAGAATTAAAAAAATGTCTAGCTTTTTCTGCCGAACTAAACGACATGCTAATTGTGCAGGTCGCTAAAGTTGTCCAGGCCGATCCGTATAATCCCGGCCAACTTGTAGATGTTGTTCCTTTATTGACTGTAATTCTTTGACTAGAATGTGGAGTAGAAAGCCTACTTGCTATTAAATTATTTGCAAACGTATCGAATTGGCTCACTGGTGCTGTGGTAAGGTCGTATCGAATCGTATCTCCCTCTACTACAGAAACTAATGCAGGTGCAGATCCATTTAGATGGACCCATGCATTTATAATATCGTAACGTAAATTGGCTATGTGATTTACTGTTATTCTATTAGATTCGGTTACCTGTGTGCTTTGAAGAACCTGTCCATACCCGTAAGTAGCATTAGAGGTGAGGCTTGTTCCGAGAACACTAGCTACTTTGTCTCGAATGTTGTTATAGTCTGTTTTTGATATCTTATCGTTTACAGCTGGCATCCGCTATTCCTTAGATGTATTTAAAGGATTACGTTGTGCTGATCGCTGAAAGCGAATAACTAGGACTAGTCACACTAAACGATCCTGACGGTTGCATTAACCCAGAAGCTTTTAATTCATCTATAGTAATAGTCAGTGTGCCGTCAACGGAATCTCCAGGAGCAGGTGGTCCTAAATCAACATAATCATCTCGTAATGTTATTCTAATATAAACTACTGTTGCTGTTCCGCCAGAATTATTAGCTACATCACAAGACGCTTCTAATCTCACAAAATTTGAACTATATGGAGTAGAATAAGGCAAATAATAGTATGTTTGATAGGAATTAGTCAAAGAATAATAATTCACTAAAGTAGGAAAATTACCGGAAAATCTTTGAACACCCACATTACTCAATAAATTAGTCCAAGCATTATTCTGTTGTGTGGCGCTTCCACCGGATCTTGTAGCACTGAATCTAATATCTCCACCACTATTAAAAAAGTAACGTCCTTGGTCAGCTGAACCAAATGTAATTGTTAGCACTGCTTGGGCTTGTGTAGACCAGGTAGAAGAAGTTGCCTGAGTAGCTTTATTAGAAACGACCGATTGACCTGTTCCTATATTAAATCTAGTAAGTAAAGCAGCATCTGCTAAAGAATCATAGTTTGTATTAGGATGTCCTGCACCATAATTAACTACATCGTTTCTTTGGATATCAGCGATCGTTGGTA